TGCCAATAAAGTTTAAGGCTTCTTCTTTGATGTAGAACCCACGCAAAGGACCATCAGCATCATAAACATAATATTTGATAGATTTCTGTTTTATTTTGATTTCAATCATATTATTCCTTTCAAAAATACTAATAGTGTAATGATTTATTAGAACTATTACAAGTAATTATTTGGTGGGGTAATGGTCTTGAAAGGCTGTTCGTGTGAAGGAGCAGGAAAGATTTTAGTGATTTCAGCACTCCATTACCCCAAAGACATTATATCAAAAAGGAACATCATCCTTAATGTTTACCATTCCTGCAAATGGGTCTGAATCTTTTGGTCTAGGTGGAAACATTGAAACCCATCCATCCCATCCAACAGGGATTGTATCTATCTTTAATGATAGCCCTTTATCAGATTCAAAACATACTCCCATCTTTACCCAGTTAGGCTTTTCTTCACCTTCTTTGGTTTTATATGTGCCGCTTTTAGCCTTTAATTCATATTTAACTGATGCCATACTATCCTCGCAATCTATCTATCATACTTTGGGTTTCTTTCAGAAACAATAAAACTTCTGTTTCCATCTCTTTTATCAATTCTTCATCACGACTAACTTCTTTAATAAACAACTGATTCTTTTCTGGTAGCCTATTGTCAAAACTGACAAAGTAAGCCTTAGCCCTACCTGTAACCCATAATTGGCATTGGATTTGTTTATAATACTCTACTGGGCATCTGTCATCAAAAATATAATCTATGTGAGTTGTCGTGTTTGGACATTTCACTTCTACCACAGTATCATCACCAATTAATGCATCTGGGCTAACCCCAAGCCATTCAATCTCTGGATGTTTCCAGAACCCTGTTTTTTCTGTTAGGGTCTGAGTTGCATTTTGGAAGGCAATCTTAGCAAGTTCCTCAGTATCTATTCCATGTTGCATTGCATCATTAGTATAGGATTCAGTAATTTCCTCAGTAAGCCTTTCTGCCACCAGTTTGACCATGTATTTATGTCTAGATATACCTTTACCCTTTGCCATTACATCCGCAATAGAACTGGCAGATACATAGCCTAATTTGGCTTTCTTCCACTCCAAAGACCCTTGTTCTAGGTTAATTGCATCCTGAATCATTCTGTACACCTTAAACATATTTTCATAGATAATGCTTGGGCTTCTATTTCATTAGCAAATCCGTAGGCTTTTTCATAATCTTTTTCCTGACAGGCTTCATGCATCAATCTGGTCAATGCAGTAATCCTTAGTATGTATTCTGAGTAGTCCATTTTTTCCCTTTAAATAGATTGTTTAAGCCTGTAATGTAGTTCTTGCCTTTTGTAGTCAATGTAATACTTTTGTACCTTGAATCATCTTTACTTGCAGTAGATTCCAAATACCCTTGCTTAATGCTCTTAATCAATGCCTGATGAGTTGTAAACAGACTGCTGACCTTATGCTCCTTTGCCATGTTAATAATGTCTGTAACATTCATTGTTTGATGTTTATGGACTGCACCAATAATAAAATCTTGATATTGGTTTAATCCATACTTTTGCCTGTGCAAAGTGTAATAGTATCCGTTCATTTAACACCTGCCTTTTTAAGTATTGCCCTAGCAAAATAAATAAATGCCTGTTCCATTGTGCTTCCGTTTAATGGTTCTATTTGATTTGCTACTTCCAGTATTTCTTTATCTGTTAAGGTTTGTTTTTTAATCATTTGGCAAATTAATTCCCATTCTTTTAAGGTAGGCAATATATTAGGATTCATAATAATTGTTCGTTCATTTTCTATTTCATTTATGTATGTTCTAGATTCAGTCATAGTTCCCCCTCAAAGTTTTCTTCAATAATTGTTGCCAATCTAATCTTTTTTTCTTCTGCCTTTTTTAATTCTGCAATAACATAAGTTGTAATTCCTCTTAATAACTCCACAATCATATTTGCTGTGCTATTAGGAAAAACTAACCCTGTAGATTGTGGTTGAGTTGTTTGAGCAACTGATTGCATAGACCAGACCAAGCAAACGATTAAACATAACTTTTTCATTTTGTATTATCTTTCCATTTCCAACCAAACATTTCTTCGGTATTTTTAATCTGCACATCAGTAGGTTTTTTAGTAACATTAATAAAACAATTACCGCCAATACACCATGAGCCAACATAAGTTGGGTTAATAGGTGCAAATTCTATTTTTTTTTCAGTCATCTATCAGACCTTTCTTTTTTGGCTTCATCACAAAGTTCTAAGTATTTTTTTGGTGCATCTGGATGCCACCCACCTATAAGTAACTGACAATTAAACATACTTTGCTTTTGATGGGCATAGTAAACAAATACACATAGAAAAGCGGCAAACAAAATTGCCACCAGAATATCAATAGGCTTCATTAAACTTTTCATCCAATCTAATTAGGATTGATTCCATTCTTTGATTCCAAAGTATGCTATCCACATTAGTTGGCATTGTAATAGTATGTTCATCTACTAATTTCCTAAATATGGAATAGTCAATCTTCTTTTGTTCTTCATTAGTCATTTTGTTTCCTTTAGTTCTAGTTGTTTTTGATTCTTTGCCTGTTCTAACTGTTTTAAAGCAGTTGGGTTGCCTTTTAACACTTGGTAGTTGGCAAAGTATTTTTGCTTTAATTCATCCATGCTAGTAGCCAAATTTAAGGCATCCAGATAGGGTTGCACATCAAACTGAGTTACTGGTTCAGAAGGAAGGTCATCACCTTCAAAGATATTTAATCCAATCCCAAAACAGGCTATATTTTTTGTAACACATCGCATATAGGCTTTATTAATTGCCATTGCATCTGGATTCTTTATTGCCTGATTACGAATGTCCATTACAGGCAGAATCATAGGTACAGTTTTATGAAATGCTGTAACTGTAGTCCTAACCATCATTGTTTCACCAAATGCTACAGGTTCTAGGAACTCCCAGACTGCTGTTGAATCCTGTTGTAATAGTATGTCCATAGCATAAGACCAACTCAGGTAATTAAACTGCCCACGCTTGGCTACATGAGCCGATACATCTAGGCTTCTTATCTCATTAAAATCAAATAATTTCATATCTCATCTTCCCAGTTTAGTTGTGCTTGTTTTTCTGCTATCTTTTCCCAATAATCTAAATTTGCATGGTAAATTAACTGACCTAATTTGGCATAATCTATGTTATCAAGTGCCACTTCAATCTCTGACTTTTTAAGGTACAAAGCATCCTCAGAAATGGCTTCACATAAACTGGACAATGTGACCAAATGTTTTTCCTTTGCCAAAATATCCCAAGTTTCTTGCTCAATCCAATCATCTTTCATGCATTGTTCTTGGAATGGGCTTTCTAGCCATGAATCGTATCCGTTCATTAAAACCCCCCAGTTCTATAAATGTAAATAAATGCCAAAGTTAAACTAATAGCAACTGTGCAAATTGTGCCTACAAAGTAATCAATAAATGTTTTCATGTAAATGTCCAGTTAAAGACCCCGAAGGGTCTATTTTTAGTTAATAATTTGAAATCCACATTTGAAATCAGGATGTGCAAGTAAATTGTGCTTTTTTGCAAAATGCACTAATTCATATTTGCTTTTCATAGATTTTGCAGACCTAATTAAAGATGCTAAAGAAGAAGCACCTATATTCATTAACCCATTGTTAATATAAACTTTTGCTATTGCTAATTTTTTAATTTCATTTTTAGTCATTTTGTTATCCTTTCAAGATAAGATGCTTAATTGCATCCATGTAGTAACTGTATTCCTTTTTTTAAACTATGACAAGCATTTTCTATAATTAATTTAAACTAAAAACCCTAATAGGGAAAACCCTAATGTACGCTAGAAGAACTGATAAAAACCAACAACTGTTAATGGATACTTTCCGTAGCCTTGGTGCAACTGTCCATGACCTGTCCAAATGTGGCAATGGCATCCCAGACCTGCTGATTGGATATAAAAACCACACCTGTTTGGTAGAGATTAAAAGTTGTGACAAAGCACCATATACTAAACACCAGAAGGAGTTTCTGGCTACTTGGAAAGGTGGCATGATTGCCCGAATTGACAATGTTGATTGTGCTATTCGCTTGATAAAAGTATTAAATTCTTTACAAATCCCAAAACCTGATAAATAATTGTTTATCTCTTGGCAGAGATTTTTAGGTAAGCCTTAGACAACACTCTGCAAGTACCTACTTGTCTGCCAACATCCTTTTGGATGAGAGTGTTGCCTAGGGCTTTTTTTATTGGAAAATTGATGCATTACTATAAATTTAATATTGCAGATTGGCACTTAGCAACTAGCCATTTGACTTTAGAAGAAGAAGCCATTTATTTTAAGTTGGTCAATTTTTACTATGATACTGAACAGCCAATCCCATTAGAAACCCAGATGGTTATTCGTAGGTTACGCTTGGGTTCTTATGTAGATAGTGTTGGGTTAGTTTTGGATGAATTTTTTATTAAAACTGAAGATGGTTATATCCATGAAAGATGTGATTTAGAAATTGAAAAGTATCACTCTAAGGCAGAAATTAATAAAACTGTTGGCAAACTTGGTGGCAGACCTAAGAAAATCAATGAGTTACATGATAACCCAGAAATAACCCAGATGGTTTCTGAAAATAACCCACAGATAACCCTAACCACTAACCAAGAACCAAGAACCACTAACCAAGAACCATTAACCAATAGAAATACTATATCTGTTGAATCAAAGATTCCACCATGCCCTCACCAAGAGATTATTTCAATCTATCACAATACCCTTCCAGAACTACCAAAGGTTCTTAGTTGGAATAAAACTAGGGAAAGTTATTTAAAGCAAAGGTGGAGACAGTTATTCGTAGAGTTTGAATGTAAAAGTTCTGAAGAAGGTCTGGATTGGTTTAAGAATGATTTTTTCCAATTTGTAAGAGATTCTAAGTTTTTGATGGGAAAGGTTCAGAGTAAGGATAGAAAGCCTTTTTTAGCAGACCTTGAATGGATGATTAAGCCCACTAACTTTACAAAAATAATCGAAAGAAAATATGAAAATTAAACACGATAAGCCAGTTGTAAGCCAAACTAGAACCTACTTTTGCAATGCTTATGGATGCAAGTTAAATGCTTCGATTGGTCTAGGAACTGATGGAACTGGGAACTTTTATTGCAGATTTCACTATGGAAGCAATCCCCAGAAGAATGATTTTATTACTTTGGAAATTTCTAAGAACAGCGAACTGGTCAATTTTTTGGATATGGCATTAAGACCTGAGTTGTTCTTTGTAGGATTATTTGATGACCAAGCAAATAAAACTTTAAAGAAAGGATTAAGAGATTTAGGATTAGAACATCTTTGGGATAACACAAATTATAAAACATCAAAAAACATTATGGGAGAGTTAAATAACAGATTTCGAATAGATACAGAAAAAAAGTTTGCTAAAGATGAAGTTAAAGAACAATTTAAAACAATGGAACAATTTTTAAATAGAGGAGTTTATGAATGAGTTGGCTCTTTTCGCAGGTATTGGTGGAGGAATACTTGGAGGACATTTGCTCGGATGGAGAACAGTCTGTGCAGTCGAATGGGAAGCCTACCCAGCAAGTGTACTTGCAGCAAGACAAAATGATAAATTACTACCGCCTTTCCCGATTTGGGATGATGTACAAACCTTTGACGGAAAACCTTGGAAAGGAATTGTTGATGTTGTATCTGGAGGATTTCCATGCCAAGACATCTCAGTTGCCAATCAAAATGGAGATGGACTTGACGGAGAAAGGTCAGGAATGTGGCGAGAGATGGCAAGGATTATTGGCGAGGTTAGACCAAAATTCGTATTTGTGGAAAACAGTCCAATGCTCGTTACTAGAGGACTCGGAACAGTCCTTTCAGACCTTTCCCAAATGGGGTTCAATGCAGAATGGTGCGTGTTGGGAGCAGATTCCGTTGGTGCTTTTCATAGAAGAGAAAGAATTTGGATACTTGCCTACTCCGACTGCATCAGACCAATACAATGGACACAAAGTGGGAATAACTTACAAAAACAAACGATTTATTCGCACAAGCCAAACAACAGGAACAGAATTTGGAGCGAAACTGACGGATTTTTATCAATTAGTGAATGGAAGGAATTTACATCCAAACTTTGCAGAGTGGATGATGAATTATCCACTAGAGTGGACAGACTTAAAGCCATTGGAAATGGACAAGTTCCAATCGTGGCAGCAACTGCTTGGACAATCTTAATAAACAGAATTAATAAACAATAAAGGATTATATGACTCCATACAAAACAAAAACAGGTTTACAAATAGGTCTTTTATATGAGCCTAAACCATACATTGAATGTGATAAAGATATGTTATTAATACAAGAAGCCTTATTAACTAAAACTAAATCGTATTCAGACATAATCTTATTTCTAAAGATAATGTTTTTTAGTGTCTGTTTATCCAGTTATTTTATCTTTAGGTAATCAAATGGAAAAACAATACTTCTGCCTTGTAAACCAACAGGTAAGGGAAAAGGCTATCCAAGCCATTAAAACAGCACCAGAAGGCTTTTTGGTTGAAGTTAAGGCTAAGACTCGTTCTTTAGAGCAAAATGCTCGCTTGTGGGCTATGCTAAAGGATGTAAGCCATCAAGTGAGTTGGCATGGAAGGAAACTTTCCCCTACAGATTGGAAACATATTTTCTCCAGTTCTTTAAAAAAAATGGATGTCGTGCCAAATCTTGAAGGTAATGGATTTGTGATATTAGGATTATCTACCAGTAATCTGAATATAAAAGAAATGATTGACCTGCAAGAATTAATAAGTGCATTTGGAATTGAACATAATGTTGAATGGAGTTCATATGATTAAGGTTGAATTAACTGGAACAGAATGTCGATTATTACAACACATTGGTATATTAAGAAATGAACAAACTGGTAGAGTTGCTAAAGAACAAATCCAATCTAAATTAAATCCACTTCAGATTAGTATTGATGGTGCATTATCTGAATATATTGTTGCTAAACATTTTGGTTATTTCTTTGATATTAATTGTGATGTTAGAAAGTTTGGTGCAGATTTATTTACCAAAAATAAAATGTCTGTAGATGTTAAATCGACTAGAAATCCAAATAGTGCAATGTCTATCAGAAAGCAAATGGATGAATCCAAGCAAAAAAAGTATGATATTTATATACTGGTTGAACTGGATGAAGAAAACAATGGCTATATCATAGGTTGGATATATGGGGATGATGCAATCCATGAATCAAACATTCACCAGATAGAACAAAGAGAACCTTACTATAAAATTACCAGAGAACAATTAACACAATTCTAATATGAACTATAGAAATTCCAAATTGTTACAACTCGCTAGAATGTTACCTTGCCAACTTTGTAATATAGAAGATGGAACAGTAGTTGCCGCACATTCAAATCAACTAGTAGATGGAAAAGGAAAAGGTATTAAAGCACATGACTATAGAATCGCATCCCTCTGTTACAACTGCCACTTTGAACTGGACCAAGGTAGTAGACTCTCTAAGCAAGACAGAAAAGAGCAATGGGATTATGCCCATCGCAAAACTATTGGTGAGTTCTTCGACAGGGGATATATCAATACCTAGATTTGTAGAACTGGATGTAGATACTGCTAACAGGCTATCTACCAATCCCCAGAGCAGATACCTAAACTATTATTGACAAAGCCTTATTGATGTTTGCAGTTCTTTCTATAAGACCTAAGAACCCACCATTAATTTTGTGGGTCATTTCTTTATAATCACTTATATCTGCAAATGCATTAAGGCTTCGCATCTTCCAGAACCACCCTGCTGACATAATGGCATCTTCTGGTAAGGCTAATAGTTCTGGGTTAGTAAGTATTTCTGGCTTTCCTACTGCATTAGAATAAGCAGTATAGTTAGCCCTGCCTGTTAATTGGATAATCCCTCTACCAAAGTATTTACCACCATCGCCTACTTCTGTATTGCCTAGGTCTTTTCGCATCCCATACATGGCTTCTGCTATGCCAGATGCACCTTTGGCTACTGCTTGATTGGCTACTTCAATAGTTGGAAATCTTTTAGGAAATACCTGCATTAGTCTGGGAGCAGAATAGTTTAGATTTTCCTGTAAGTGTTTAAAGTTCCCAGATTCATGCTGACATTGCCCTATAAAACTTGCCTGTCTTTTAGGAGTATCAATTCCATATTTCTCAAATGCCATGTTTAATGGGTCTAACCATTTAGTATCAATACCTAAACTTTTTAAATGTTCACTTGTTATCATTTTTAATCATTCCTTGCATTTCTTTAGTCTTGTCTTTACTTCCTTGACTAGAGCCAAAATAAAATGATAGTACCTGACCTGCCGCACTTGTGATAAATCCTAAAGCAAAAATAACTAACTGCTGTTGATTATCAGGTGTATCAACAAACATTAAAACAGCAACTAACATAAATGCCAGACCTACTACACCCAAGGCTAAAATAGGTACTACAGACTTTTCTAAGTTAGTAGCATTGGCACTTGTAGCAACTTCAGCATGGGCTTTTCTAGCAGAATCCCTATCCTCTACCTCTGCCTTAAACTTATCTATATCTGCTTGTATGTGGGCTAATTCACCCTGTTGGGCAAGTGTTTGTAAATCTAATTGTGCCTTGGCTTTTTGTTCTGGGTCTGGAATAACTCGGTCTAATACCTTCATTCCAACAGAAACAATATCATCTATTCCAAACATTATTTTTTCCCATATTTTTCTCGTTCTTCAAGTAACTGCACTTTAACCTGTAACTGATGAATATCTGTATAAATTTCATTTCTTAATTTATGCCTTGCTTCAGCAGATAAAGGTGAATCAGTTGGCACATTTTCTTTAGTTATTAGGGCAGGCATCTGCCCTTCAATTTTAGTTAATCGTGTAGAGAAATCAGATACTTGACCAAGTAGCCACGCAAGACAGGCTACAACAATAGGTAAGACTGCTTTTAAAATGTCTTGAATATTCATTTTTTATTAATGATGTCAAATAAAGATTTAACTTTTTCTTCCAAAACTGCAATCTGATTATGCATCTTAGCCAAAACTATTACAAGAGTTACAAACCCAATTAACAAACTAGATAACTTTGAAATTGTATCTAGTAAATCCATATCAATATAACTTAAAAACTAATGCTATTAATGTAGCAATAATAAATCCTGCTCCACCAATAAGGATTTTTTCTAATCTTTTAAGCCTAGCATTTATGGCTTCATATCGCAAAGCACATACTGCTTCATGGCTATTTAGCCTTGCTTCAATTTCATCCATACACTTCCCCAAGAACTATTAGTAATTATTGTTTTATCTTGTTTGGATATATTTTACTACTTCTTCAGGTTTTACAAAAGCATCAGGGTTATGTGGCACATATTCCCACCAGAGAAATTGGTTCTCTACTAAGTATGACCTATCCTTTAATAGATTAATATTCTCAGGATGCCCAAATATATTAGGGTCACTTACAGACCATAATACTATTCCTTTCTTTCTCATAGTCCATGCCAAATGCTGAAAAAATGAATCGCATCCTATCCAAGTATGACATTCCTGTATTAAATCTTTGAGTTGCTCAATGCTTAAATTCTTTCTAAAATCCTCTACCAGTTGTTTTTCGCCCTCGATGCCGACCTGCACAATGTCAAAGCCTACATTGATTTGTATCCATGCAATTAGTTCTTCCCAGTAAGGATAGTTCTTAGGGTTTGTATTGCCATTGTTTAATGCCTTGGAATATGGAGATATGATAATCATAAGTACAGTTTCCTATAAGCATCTTCTAGACTACCTTTCCATTTCCATTGTTCCATCTTTTTGTAAATATTCCATTGGTCTATGTTGCCAAATAAGTGTTGTGCTTCTGCAATACTATGACCTTGGACTATGTCAGGGTAACAAGTGTATACCCAAGGGTT